TTGTGTATGTAAATCCTGCCATTATGGTGTCAATGTAACGGGTCCTGCTGTAGCCGTCATTCCTCCTGCATTTTCTGTTATAGTTGCATTGCTTCCACAGTTAAAACTATAACTATTAGTATTAATAACTGTTATAGCAAATCCTGAACCATTTTCAAACACTGTATATGCTAATCCTCCAGGTGAACCATCTACATTTCTAAAAACTACAGTGTCTGATGTACTTCTTCCATGACCTGGTTCCGTAACCGTGACTACTGCAGATCCTGAAGTTAAACTAAATGGATTACCAGGAAGTAAACTTTCTGTTTCAGGCTCAACTCTTGCTGGTCTTGCATTAAATAATCCTTGAGGATCACCTGTATATCGTGTTGGTTCTAATTGTGGTTGTTTAGCCTCGAATTCGGATACATGCACCAGGGAACCATTCCATTCTTTAACCATTTCATTATATGGAAATTCCATACCTGATCTATCTGATATTGCTTTTGCGTATTTTCCACTAGATAATTTAGACATTTGGATAATAAGTTTTTGGTGTTATGAAAGAACTTGATGAAGAACCATCTTCTTGTAATGCTCTATTTAATTCATCTTCATAAAGCATTTTCATTTGTTGTACTAATTGAGGATTAAATTTTTGTGATAGATAAAAAGCTAATCCTGAAACCATACAAGGCACAAATCTATAAGGTACATCAGTTGCATTTGTATAGTTTCCAACATCTTGAATTCTTTTTACATAGTAATAATTGATAAAGTTTCCAGCTTCAGATGAACCAGGTGTTAGATATAAAGTAACTGTTACTTTATCTATAAATCTTTGTACAAAATATTGTGTTGGTTGACCTTCAGAAGTTTTATTTGACAAAGCTTGATATGTTGATCTATTAATTTTTGTAAGAGGTGTATCTACGCTAGATGCATTTCTGTAAGATGCTTCTAATACATCATCTACACCATATACAGCTGTAGCATCAGAAGTACCATCACTTGTTGATCTATACATAGTATATTCTGCTTGACCATCAACTAATGTAATAGAATTATTTGCAACTTCCCAATAGTGCAAACCTCTGTTTGCCCATTCTTGAAACATAATATTTAAAGAACGTCTTGCAGTACGTAACTGATTACCAGATACGCCTTGCATACCTATTCTTTCATAAGCATCTTCTATAATTTCATCTATAGAAAAATTCTTATCAAATATAACTGTTCCAGAAGTAGTGTTAGCCATTTAGCCTCCTACTTGTCTAATAATATAGTCGCAGCAGTTAAACTTGTGAATGCAGAAACTGTCATGCCATCAACAAATAAAATTCCATCTTCTGGAATATTAAATGCAAATACATCACCTGCTGGTGCATCACCTATAAATTGTGTGGCTGAATTTCCATCTTGTAGAGTTATAGATCCAGCACTTGCTGTTGAGTTAGAAAGAATAATTCCTCTCAATCTTGTTCTTCCAGCAAATACAGAACCTGTTCCAGTAACTCTTACTGCTTTTACATCTGATTTCATATTTTATTTTCTCCGTTAAAATTTATGTGGACCCGAAGGTCCACACTAAATTATTTATTATGATGATGCGATTGTCGCACCAGTGTCACATCTTTTCCAGTTAGAACCATCGTAAAATGCAAGAATTGCACTTCCGGCTGCTCCGTCTGAAAAATATGCGATTTGTCCTTCAACACCATCTGGTGCTGTAGCAACTGTGTAAACATTTAATCCAACAACAGTATTAGTGTTAAGTGGACCTGAAAATGTAGTGTTTGCCATATTATCCTCCTAGTTAATTTGACATAGTCTCTAGGCCGTCGACTATACTCGTCTATGTCAATTTATATTTGTATAGTGATAAGATTTATATACTAGATTTTAATGGAGTGCAAGAGATCCCTAGGAATGATTAACGTTTCCAACGATGTATTAGTCCTAATTAACCAGCGTAAAGATGAATTTCACCATCTAACGGATTGGTTCGGACTTGCTCTTCCTGTTGCCTAATGATTGATCTAATTACTGTTTTGATCTCATCACCAAGAACAGACATTTCTGGTGTTATTTGTCCCTTGTTTTCAAGAAACAACTCGTTCCATCTAGACTCGAGTTTCAGTTTCTTCGCGAACAATACCATGTTGTCCTGAGCCATTATTAACCTCCTCATAGGTTATGTAAAAATCATTCATAGTACTATTGTACTGTAAATCATTTTGTTCCCATTTTATATCAGATTTTCCTAGAAAGTCAATGATAGGTTTATTTAGCTCGTCCGCATCATTTATTTCTTTATCACTTTCGATTTCAAATTGTGTTTGAAGATGTTTTGTAAAAATTTTAACTAAGTATTTATTCATGGTTTTTTCTTTCTATATGTTAAATGAGGCGGGATTGTGTCCCGCCTCAAAATGATTAGGTATTAAGCACCTTCAACACCGAAGATACCTCTATAGTCAGAAACTCCGAAAGAGTATCTTTCTCTAGCTTTGTATCTTACGTTGCCAGTATCGAAATCACCTTCCATTGCAGTTTTGATAGCTGCTCTTTGGAAGTATTTCATACCATTCGGCACGTCTGTTGTAATGTAGAACGCATCTGTATCAGTTAAGAAATTGTTAACCACATAACCTTGTGGAACCATTCCCATTGATCTGATAGCGTTTGTGTCATTATCAGCAGTACCAACTCTTTTTTCAGACTTCATAAGTCTTTCAGCTGTAAATTGAAGCTCAGAAGGAATAATCATTTTCATTCCTCTAGCAGCAATTTTTAGACCTCTTTCGTCAGTCATTGCAGCGATGTCGATTAAAGACTGCTCCAATGAAGTTTCGTTAAGGTCAGCTTGAGTTGCTAAAGTGTTAGCTACTGTACCAGCGATTGTTGGGTGAGCTGTGTTAAATAAAGAAACACCATCACCTGAATCGTAGTTATCAGTTGTAGGTAAACCTTGAATTAGTGGGTTTACTGCTTTCACTTGTTTTGTTTGTGCCATTGATCTAGCTAACGCTTTTGTGTATCTAGATGCTAATCTGTCATACAGATTATCTTCAATAGCTTCTTCAGTAATTGAGAACGCTAAAGCTACAGTCTCGTGAGTGTATCTAGCTGTGAAAGTCTCTTGAGCATTGTCAAAAGCCACGCCAGCACCTTCAGACTTAGTCTGTGCTTGAGCAAACCCAGATAACATTACTTCTTCTTCGAACGCTCTGTCAGAAGATTCAGTAGTGTAAATCTCAGCATGTTGATTCTCATACTGTTTATATTCCAGACCGAATAAAGCATTCAAACCTGGCTCTAGTTCTTTAACTAGTTGTCCTCTTGATATCGCCATAATTTATACTCCTTATATTCCGGCTGTTTGTTTCATAAAGTGTTCGTTGATAGTAACGACTACGTTCGCATTAGCTGCGCCTAGTTCGTCATTCTCAGGATCTTTAGAAACACCTATTATTTTTAACTGAGCTGCAGTTGCTGCCATAGTTCCAGAAATTTCTACTCCTGAAACGTAGTCATGCGAACTACCTGCTGCGTACACGATGTCAGCACAGTTACCAATGTTTGTTTGGGCTACTGTACCAGCACTTTGTACTTCAAACCTTTCATAAGGGTCATCACTTACGAATCCAACAATATCTGTTGCAGTGTTAGATGCGTTTAAGTGGTTCGCCCATGTAGGCTTGCTTGTTGATGCGTCAGTATAGAATACACCAGTAAGTGCTCCTAATAAAACATCACCTGCTGCTGCAACACCAATTGTACCAGTCGCCAGCATTTCTACTGGGTCGTTTTGGTAAATCGCTGTAGCCGAAGCTGCAATGCTGTATTCGGATAAACCTTGTGCGTCTCTATTCTGACCAACTTTTCCGATCGGTCTTAGACCGAACGCTGCGTCTTTATTTGCCATAGTTGTGTCCTCCTTATAGACATTTATTTAGTTTATCCTTTGATGGTTAGGAATCGTTAAAAAATTAACTTTTCTTTGAGCCACCGAAGGTTACACGAGATTGTCTATCAATATTGATAGGCATACTCTGATGCTGTTCCTTCATAAGATCGTTGTCTAAAGCTTCAACTTGTTCAGTACCTTGCTTAGCATAATACTCTTGTCGTTGTTTTGCGATCTCTTCCGGTACCCTTGTCAGCACAAGGCCACCAACTCCGATTACTCCTGCGTATTTGCCGTCTTCAACAATTGGATAATCTGCTTCTGGATATTCATCAGCTCTCACTAATTCATAACCTTGTCTTATTCTTCCTGATACGTTTTTTGTATCATTGAAGCCAAGAGTTTCAGCTCTTACCCATCTATGTCTAAAACCTGTAGGCGCAGGCGGTGCATCTAAAGATGATGGTGGAGTCCAAACTTTTTTTCGAACTTCTTTTTCTCTAGTTTGACTCGCACGCGAGGTCTTGTTTAGTTTATCATTTTCCATATGCTATACCTCCTTCGTGATTTTTAATTGTTTCGCATATTCTTCTAGTGGCACACCTAATTTTTTAGCGATTGCTACCTGAGAGGGCGTGAGTCTCACAGTCTTGCGACCAGTATTTGTACTTCGCTTCGCACTAGCTACTGTTTGTACGGGTTTGGTCGTTTCCCCTTTAGTACTGTTAGTTGTACCAAATTTGTGGGGGAATTCAAGTCTTATTCTCTTATCTATTTCAGAATAATACTCATCAGATTGAGGGTCATAACCTTCTTGTTCTGTTAACTTTTTATGTAGATCAAACGCAGTATACGTCATAGCCGTATCTTGACCAAACCAAGTATTCTTAGCTGCCCATTGTTCAGCCTTCGGATCCGGTGTTGGTTCTATTGTTTGTTGTCTATTTAAGTTAATTTCAGGTTTAACCTCTTTAGCTTTTGTAGAATTAAACTCTTCTTGAGCTATTTTAGTCTCTTCGAGTTTAGCTTTTTTATAACCTAACTCAGAAATAGCAGTTAAAGCTTCTGATTCTGCTGCTAGATCATTTGCTTCTCTAGCTGCTGCCAGTTTAGCCTGTGCTGCCTGGATTCCTGATGTAATGCTGTCTTCTGTAGACTTCAGGTATCCGGGTTCAAGCTTAGAGATTTTTTTCTCAGCTTCTTCTCTCAATTTAATTTGAGCTTTTGCAAATTCAGCCGCTTCTTCTTTTTGTCTCTCCGCTTCTCTCCATTTATGAGTTAGTTTAGCAATTCTTCGCTGAACATCTTTACTATAATTTTCTAATTCTTTATCTTTCGAGTCTTCTTCTTTCTTATCTTCTTTAGCTTCAACTTCTGTTGAAGTTTCTTCAGCAGCTGTTTCTACTTCTGGTTTTTCATTTTCAGTTTCTGGAGAATCATTTTCTAATTCTACATCAACCTCTGGACCAGATGTATCTATATCTACTGTTTTATTTTCTTCTACGTCAGGCATAGTTTATCTCCTTCTATGTTTTAATATTGATGAAGTATATCTTCAGGGTTGTCGATGGATGCTAAAACTTCATCGTCATTTAGCAATCTTACTTCCCCACCATCTATCTGGATTCTTGATCCAGCATATCTTGCAAAAATTACCCAATCACCTTTTTTACACCAAGGTCCATCAGGATATCTTTCTTTGTCTTTATAACAATCAGGTCCTTGTGCTAACACAAGTCCACAAGTTGATCCAACTTGTTGTCGTTCTAAAGTTTCTTGTCCAAAATATAATCCACCTTTTGTTTTCTCAGGCATTTTAAATGGAAGAATTAACATTCTCCATCCAGTGGGTCTTGGTAATTTTGATGATTCTTTTGATTTTAAACGTTCGTAACCTTCAACTTCTTTTTTATTAGCATCTTGATTTTGTTTTTCGTATTTATCTAATAATGCAGATTTAGTCTTTGGGGTCTCCGAATCGGATGACGTTTGTGAGATCTTGTTCTCTTTCAGTATCATTTTTTTCCTCCTTAGGATTTAGCAGGCTTGATATTTCCTGTGATATTTTTAAATAGGCATGTGCCTGTCCCATCATATACTTATATTTTTCCATATTGTCAATACCACCACCAATCATGGCGTCTCCAATATTTTGATAGTTTTCTTTTAAGTATTTCTGGATTTTATTTATTATAGTTAATTCTTCACTTAACATCAGCTATTTTACCTTTATTATTACCTTTCTTGATTACATATTTTTGTGTGCCATTCGCACCTGTTTCTACCTCCTTACGAAGGTCTTTAAA